TTTATAGCCAATGGGCTCGTATCACACAATACAGAATTAGTTATTAAGTCGTTTATATCATGGTGCTTTGCCTTAAACCCGCGATGCAGATTTCTGCATCTATCTTATTCAGATATACTTGTGAATGACAATTCAGATACCGTACGTAATATAATGAGTGAAGAACTATATAAAATGCTCTTTCCTAATTCAGCTCTTGCATCTGAGAAAGGCTCGGCTAAGAGATGGAAAACTAAAGCAGGCGGAGAACTCTATGCAGTGTCAACACAAGGCCAGGTCACAGGTTTTGGTGCTGGAGCAGTAGATGAAGAAATAGATAAAATGGATGGAGGCAATGATATATTTGTTTTCGATGACCACACGAATGAAATGCTTAAAATGATAGATGCTAAAACCAATATATTTCAAGGCGCGATTATGATTGATGACCCCCTGAAAGCCGACGATGCAGCATCTGACCTTATACGAGAGCGTATAAACCAACGTTTTGAAAATACAATACGTAACCGTGTTAACTCGCGTAGAACGCCTATCATTATTATAATGCAAAGATTACATGAGCATGACCTCTGTGGCTATTTGCAAGAGATAGAGCCAGATACATGGACTGTTTTATCACTTCCAGTTATACAAACAGACCCTGAGACAGGAGAAGAACATGCTCTTTGGCCAATGAAGCACAATCTTGAGGAGCTATATAAACTACGAGAGATTAACCCGGTAGTATTTGAGACGCAGTATATGCAAAATCCAATTCCTACTGAGGGCCTTATGTATCACGAGTTTAGAACATATCAAAATATAGAATTGCCATCAGGCTCTAAAGCTAATCAAAGATGGTGTTACGTTGATACAGCTGATACTGGCTCTGATTATTTATGTGCAATTTGCTTTATAAATACTCCAGAAATGCTATATGTAATTGATGTGCTATACACACAACTGCCCATGGAAAAAACTGAAGTAATGTTGGCTAAAATGCTCACAGAAAATAGTATAACAGAATGTCTGATAGAGTCCAATAATGGTGGTAGGCAGTTTGCTAGAAATGTAAAGCGTATTACAAGAGCTACTTTGCATAATTTCAAAACAGCCATAAATACTTTTACACAGACAAAAAATAAAGCTGCTCGTATTTTTTCAAATTCAGCTCTTGTTAACTCAGATGTAGCGTTTCCAGAAAATTGGGATAAAAAATGGCGTGAATTCTATAATGCTATTACAACTTATCGTAAAGATAATAAGCGAAGGGCTGCTCATGATGATGCACCAGATGCATTAACTGGAGTAGTAGAAATGCATAGTAGAAAAGCTGGAAGGAAGAAAATATCATTGAGAAACTAGTATGGAAAAGATGATAAGCCCGAATGGAGTTAAGGCAAACATGTGTTGTGCGAGCTGTTTACATAATAAATGGCTATATTACACTGGAGCGCCTAAAGTTACAAGATGGTGTGCTAAAAAAGATAAAGCCATAATTAACGGCAGAAATAAGTGTAGCTATTATGTAATGGATGAATTTTTCCAAAAAAGAGGCTATAAGGTGATAAAAGATTAAATTCTCGCATTATTCTCGTAATTTCTAGGCTTCTAATTATATATGAATGATTAAATCATAAGCCTTGAATGAACATAGTGCGAGAATATGAGATAAAAAATACCTCTATAAAAAATGTTAAAAGCGGTACAACTTATAAAGAAATTTAGTATATTTGCACTGTGGAGAAGTCAATTCGAAGCAAAAAATACAGGTAATTCGATGCAAGTTAAGGGTAGCTGCTCGGTAGTATTAACATTAAAAACATAAATAATATGGGATTAAACTGTGGATGCCCTGCCGGTGCTCATATCGCCGACCTTGAGATTGCTGAATGCAAGGAGAGTATGGGGCAAGTTCAAAAAGTTGCATTCCAGCGCATCTATAAGACAGCTGGAACGAAGAACTCTGTCACTGACCCGACTAAGAAAGCATCGTTTTCTACCTTGTTTTCTGCGGCCGATGGTTCTAAGATGACAGTTTCACCATACATTCAAGGACCTACTACTGAGTCTGGTGCAGCTCGTACTTTTGGTGGAGGTAACCAGACCCTTGGAGGTATTGAAATTACAATTGGCCGTGAGCCGACAACTTTTTCTGCTGTAATTTATCAGGAAAGTCAGAAAACAATTGTACAGATGAAACAGTACATGTGCGAAAACGTCGGTGTATGGCTTATCGATGAAAACGGTAACCTTGGCTGTTTAGTAGATGATATGGATGAACCTACTAAGTACATGCCTATTCCTATTGGTAAGTTGTTTATCAGTGATAAGAAACTTGGTGGTTTCGAAGAGCCAGATAGCAACTCTATTGAATGGTCATTCTATCCTAACTGGAGTGATAAGTTCTACATCGTTAAGCGTGAGTCTATGGACTTTAATCCGCTTACTGATTGGGTTAATGCCGCTTCTGCTGGAGCTTAAAACTTTCAGTTATGAGAAAGAAAAAAGAACAAACAGTAACATTGGTTGTGCCTAAGTACAATATGAGGCAGGAGTTTGGCATTCAGCATGCCGAACGTCTGCTTGATATGGGCACGGCCATAAATGGTGGTTGGGAATTACCAAAAGATAGCGAATATTATTACGACGAAGAAAATGGGCTTAGAATTAAATCAGATAAAGCAAATTCTGCAAAAACCAACTAAACGTCAGGTTATTCAGAAAGCTGTAAATATGCAGCGCCGTCTTAGATTTCATACTGAGACGAATGTTGCTGTATCTGATATTAACCAACCTACGGCTATATTCCTTGATTGGGTAAGGCAGTTGCTTCCGAAGGATAAATTCAACATATTCCTTCATCTGTTCAAATTTCCGTTGCCTACACCTGCTGTAGTTGAGGACGTCTATAGAGAACTCGAAAGAGTTTTCTATAGTCGTAACTCATCAAGCTCATATCAGTTTACTGACTCTGAGCTTGCAGAAGACTGGTCTCAGTATAAAAAGAATAACCTCAATGAGCCAGAGGTGTGGAAGACAACCGGATGGAAGAGAATGCAGGTATCGCCAAATAGTATTTTGGTAGTAGACCTTCCTCAAGTACAAACATCTTTGCGCCCAGAACCGTATTTTTATTGGCTTGAGATTGATGCTGTAATTGATTACCAGACTTTTAGACTTGATGAAAATCAGTTTGAGTGGCTTATTTTCAAACAGCCAGAACATCGAATAGCTGTATTTGATGATACTTCTATAAGAGTGTATCAGCTAAATGAAAAAAATGAAATTCAGTCACTTATTTCAGAAGCAAAGCACGATTTAGGATATTGCCCAGCTCGGTTCTTTTGGTCAACACAACTCAATGAGAAAAATAAAGACCTTAAGAAAAATCCAATTACAAAAGAGCTGTCAAATCTTGATTGGTATTTGTTCTTCTCTATTTCGAAGCAGCATTTAGACTTGTATGCACCTTATCCTATATATAGTGCGTATGAAGCTGATTGTAATTTTGAGAATAATGAGACTGGTGATTACTGCGATGGAGGTTTTCTACGCAATGCAAAAGGCGAGTATAAAATTCTCAATGATGGAACAGTTGAAAAGTGTCCTTGCTGTAGCGAAAAGCGTATAGCTGGTCCTGGTTCATTCTTAGAAGTTCCTATACCAAATCAATCTGAAGGTGTCGCAGATATGCGTAATCCTGTTCAGATAACTACTATCGATAAAGACTCACTTGATTATAATGTCAATGAGTGTGCAAGGCTTAAAAATGAAATTGTAATTTCTGTTGTTGGTTCAGGTGGTACTGTAAGTGAAAAAGAAGCTATCAATGAAACTCAGGTAACTGCTAACTTTGAAAGCAAAACCTCAGTTCTCAATGCCTTAAAGACCAACTTTGAATTGGCACAGAAATTTGTCGAAGATACTGTTTGCAAACTCAGGTATGGAGGTGCTTTCATATCATCTTCTGTAAACTGGGGTACAGAGTTTTACGTTTTCACAGTAACAGAGCTATATTCTAAGTACAAACAAGCGAAGGAGAATGGTGCGTCTAACTCAGAACTAGATGCTATATCGCAACAAATTCTTGAGGTTGAGTATCGCAATAATCCTTTGGTACTTCAGAGAATGCTTATCTTAAAGCAATTGGAGCCATATCCACATAAAACGCTGGATGAAGTGTTAAAATTGTATGAAAAAGAGTTATTAAATGAAAATTTGGTAAAGCTTAAAATAAATTTTAGTACTTTAGTCGAAAAATTTGAACGTGAGAACATTAACATAATTGAGTTTGCTTCAAATAAGCCAATGAGAGAAAAAATAGATATTATAAACAAAAAACTTTTGGAATATGTTACAGAAATTGGAACTTCAGCAGCTACAGGCACTCAGTCTTGAGGATATTAAGTCTTACAAGAATGACGTTGTAGCAAGAAAAGCTGAACTTGAGGCTGTCAAAGCAAAAGGTGGAAAAGCTTGGACTGATGAGCTCCAGGATGAGCTTAATGATGTGGCTCTTTTCTTGGTTGATATTGATGATGTCATCGAAGAAAAAGAAGCTGCTAAGACAAAAACCAAAAAATCTACTTATGTTCCTAAAGCAGGTACTGAGAAGATGGTTCATTTGTCACTTGTTCGCGGACGCAGATTTAACCCACTTACCGGAAAAGAAGAGTCTGCTCCATTTACTCAGTTGTTCACATTTGCAGAGTGGCAACTCTTTAAGAAGAACTTCAAAGGTCTTGGCTATACAATCATGGAAGTTTTGCATGACCCTTACGGAGATGCTGCAGAGTTAGTTGTCAAAAATAAATAACAAAATATCACAAAGCTATGTTAACAATTGAGATGCTACGACAAAATTCAGCTTTAGCTGGTCTTTCAGATGCCCAGCTGACTGCCATTGCTGAAATGTCGAAAAATGACGAAAATACTGTAATTGGCACTAAGATTGGTGCTTTACATGGGCAATATGATACTGATATTCTTGGAATTACCGGTATCAAGAAAAAAGACGGTGAAAAGAGCTATGACTACGCAAAGCGTGTGCTCGGTGAATATAAGACAAAAGCTGAGTCTGTTAAAACAGTTCAAGCTGAGCTTGATGCTGCTAAGGCACAGGTTACAGAGCTTCAGTCTAAGCTTGAAAAAGGAGCTGGAGATGAAACTTTGCGTCAGCAGTTGAAAGATGCTAAGGCGCAAGTTGCTCAACTTCAAACTCAGCTCCAGACAAAAGAAACAGAGTTCAACTCTAAGAAGACAGAGTTTGAAACTACTCTTAAGAATACACATGTAGATTATGCTTTCCAAGCTGCTACTGCTGGTCTTAAGTTTAAGTCAGGTATCACCGAGCCTATTCAGAAGACGCTGCTTAAAGCAGCTAAAGCTGAAGTATTGGCTAAGGGTACTCCAGACTTTATCGAAGATGGTCAAGGCGGCAAAAAGCTTGTTATCCGCGGTGCAGATGGTAATATCCTTAACAATCCGAAGAACAATCTTAATCCTTATACGATGCAAGAGCTTGTAATGGAAACATCGCTTAAAGACGTAATTGATACAGGTCGTCAGCAGACAGGCGGTGGAACAGGAGGTTTCGGGTCCGGTTCAGGCGGAACAGGCGGAACACTTGACTTATCTGGCATTAAGAGCCAAGTTGAAGCCGATAAAGCCATTGAGGCACATCTGCTTGCAAACGGTTTGACCCGTGACTCACAGGAATTTGCAAACCAGTCAATGCAGCTGAGAACTGAAAACAATGTGGCAAGTTTGCCTATTAGATAAAATGGCACATCCTAAGAGATAAACGAAAAATGCTATGAGGCGTAAAAGGGTAATGCACCATAATAGCATAAGTATTAATAATTAAAAAACTTTTAAAAGTTATGAGTTTAATATTAACACGTATCCAGAACATTCGCGCGAACTCTAATCTTGATAAGTTTGAGTATCGCCCCAGTAAATACGGTGCGCTGAATGCTTTTATGGTGCAGTCCGAAGACCCTACTGGAATTCTTACTGAGGAGTTAAAGCAAAAAGCTAGAACTTCTATTGGTAGCACTTTAGAAACTCCCGTGATTGACTACGATGCTGATATTACTATCGGCAATGAACGTACTGTAACTATCGATGATAGTGAAAATACATCTAAGATGGTACAGATTACGTTTACAACGTATTCTTGGGGCTTTACTATTGCTCCGGCAATGTATATGAACAATGAAATTGGCATTCAAAAAGATTTTGAAACCAAATTTATAAAGTATCTGTATGCATTTGCTAAGAAGCTTGATGAAGCCGCACTTGCTCAACTTGCTGCTAGCAAAACTCAGATTTTGAAGAATAAGTTGCTTTATGACTTTTCTTCTAATGCTGTTGATGCTAAGTGGACAGAGCGTGAAAATGTATTTGGCGACCTCGAGGTCATGATGGGGGCAAATGATTTTTATGGCCAGTTACATATCGTAGGTGACCCTGGAGTTGAGTCTATCATGCATAAACTGCAGCAGCATGGTCTCTACAATGATGTAAACAAGCAGAATGAGTTCGGCACAAAGATTGTACACTTGACAAACAACATTGCGGCTGCTGGTGGTAAATATGCTCAGGGTTATGCAGTGAATGCCGGTTCACTCGGTTTGTTAACTCGCTTCGAGCGTGACTGCTTGCTCGGTACTGTATCTGGTGATGGTCATGAGTGGGGTATTGCTACTTTGCCTATACTTAACATGCCTGTTGGCACATACTTCTACGATTCTGTAGGTAACTACAATGCTATTGCAGGAGCTGCTACTGCAGATATGACCCGCACTCGCAAAGAGCACTATGGTTTTGCCGTAGATGTAGCATTCCTTACCGCCTATAACAGTTCTCCTTCTACATTGGCCAGTCCTATCTTGGCGTTCAACGTATCAAGTGAAGATGCAGTTTATGCTAAGCCTGTGGTCGTTGTCAACTCTGAAGACAATCCGGTTAATACTAAGGAGGCTTCTGCAGGAGTTGGAGGATGATAAACCGATAGCAAATCTTTGAGTTGTTATTAGCTTTGGTAGGAGGCACACTGAGCCACTAGGCGATAGTGGCCTCCTATTTTTCATTAAAAATTAAGAATTATGGTTAGAGCCAACGATATACAAGAAAAACTGTTACACCTTATTGGATGGGAGCAGAATTATGATACATCAGACTTAAAAATATCTGATGCTTTAACCGTGAGTGAAAGTGGCTTATATTTTCAACAAATTCATCCTTTGCTGACTTTGCAGAATATGTCATGTATTGCTCCGGACTTTAAGAATATCACTTTTCCAGAATACAATTCTGAAAAGGAATATAGCAAAGGCAATGTAGTTGATTATCAAGGAACACAATATAAAGCGCTTCAAAAAGCACAAGGAAAACAGCCCGATATTGAGTCTGAGTATTGGGTTGAAACCAATTTATTTTCTGAATGGCTTGAGAGCAAAACAAAAGCAAGCATTCAAAAAGCTATTGCTAGATATTGTAATGAAAAAACGGTAGAAGGAACAAATAAGCCATTATGCGAAAGTCGTACTTTGTTTGATGGAACAGGTAGATTAGTAGATACTGTAAAGAATAAGAAAAATCTAGTTGGCTTTGAAATTATACCAGTACGAGCAAAAGGCGTAACCACAAAGATAAATAAAATATGCCTTCAGTTTACTAAAGCTGGAGAATATACTTTGTATCTTATGCATTCAAGTATGGATGCTCCAGTAAAGATTATAAAGCTTAATAAGATACGAGATAATAGCGCTGAATGGTTTACAGTCGATGACCTCTATTTGTCATATCAAAGTGAAGATAATGATGCAGGAGGAAGTTGGTATTTGTGCTATTTTCAGTCTGAACTTCCAGAGGGAAGTCAAGCTATTAGAAAAAATAAAGACTGGTCAAAAGAGCCTTGCGGTTCATGCTCACGTAGAGAATTACTTGCTTGGATGGCATGGTCTAAATATCTTGAAATTCATCCATTCTTCGTAAATGAAGAACTTATAAATACAGAAGACGAAAGTTTACATTTATGGGATGTTGAAAATAATCAATATACCTATGATAATAACTACGGATTAAACTTAGAAGTTACTGTAAGCTGTGATATTACAGACTTTATAGTTGAGCAGAGAATGATGTTCCAAGATGTCATAGCTAAGCAGGTAGCCGTAGATATGTTACGCGAATTTGCGTACAACTCTAACGTAAGAACAAATAGGCATTCAATCAATGCTTCTCGACTTGATATATTATATGAAGTAGATGGTGACTCTTCTTCTATGAAAAAATCAGGCCTAAGCTATCAACTAGATATGGCTTTCAAGGCCATTAAGCTAAGTACTTCTGGAATTGATAGAGTATGTTTGCCATGCCGAAACAATGGCATTAAATATAGAACTGTATAAGTATGGCTGTAAAACGATATAATGCGACACTTCGCAATCTGGAATATAGGCTGCGAAGTTTTAAGGATAGCTTGCCTATGCTATTAGAAGATATTGTGCGTGACAAAGAAGACGTAATAGTATCAGCTATAGCAGATGACCAGCTATACCGTCGCGGTATCAATGGTAGAGGTGAAAAGATAATGGATTATATGCCGTATAAGCCTAAAACCATACAAATAAAAAAGAAAAAAGGCCAGCCTACTACAAGGGTCACATTACGAGATACAGGTGCTTTTCACGAGTCTATGTTTGTAGTATTTGACTCAGAAGGTTTTTATGTGACTGCGAGTGATGAAAAAACACCTGAGCTTATTGAGAAATATGGTGAAGAGATTTTTCGCTTAACGGATAAAAACTTTACCAGAATAGTTCGTTCTCATATAAGAAAAGAATTAGTTAAACGGTTAAAACAGGCAATAAGGAAATGAAGGAAAACTCAGTACAAATAAGATTTAAGGAAGACCCTGTATTGCTTGATAAGATATTACAGGATATGCAAAAGTCACTTATGAACAGACTTAAGTGGCTTAATTATGCATTTGGTAGAGCATATAAGCTCGTAGAACATAGGCCAGATGGTAATAAGTTTATATATCCTGCAATGTATAATGGCAATGGAGAATATGTATCGCTTTTACCAAATGATAACTTTGGCAATTTTTCATGGTTTGATATTTATGACCCACAAAAGATTACTGAAGTAGTTCAATCATTGCCACAATATACTTTTAGCGGGGCCATTATATTCTGGTATGACCTCAGTAGCATTTATGAAGATGAAACTGTTATGCATACAGAAGAAGTAAAAGATGAAATTATGCGGGTATTAACTACTCCGGGTCTTATTACTACAACTGGTAAGCTTGTTATAAATGATATATATGAGCGCTTTGAAAATATATACAAAGGTTATTCAATAGAGAAAATCTATAATAACTATACTTATAAAGGAGAAGGTATACAAGATATTGATAAACAATTCTTCATGTACCCTTATGCAGGAATACGAATTGAATTTACTTTAACAACTAGAGAATTATGTCAACGGTATGTTTTATAACATTGCTTTCGGCTTTAATATATATAGCCTTAGCAGCAGCATTCGTTATATTGCTGATTGGAAAATTAGGCATAAGAGACAATATAATTGCCAAAGCACCTAAGCTAATTTCTCAATTATTCGATTGTGATTTTTGCTTAAGTTTTTGGACGTCGCTCATTCTCGCTGTCATTCTCGCTATTTTCTTTAGAGAGATGAATATCTTATTTATTCCAATAATATCAACTCCTATAACGCGAATTTTGATATGAAAAGCCTACTTATAAATAAAAAAATTGTACGGGTTTATGATAGCATAGATGAAATGCCTATTGTAAATTTTCAGAAGTACAATAAGTATTTGCTTATAGACTCTGGAATTGGCTCAGACGCAGATGATATTGATGCTCATATAACTCGTGTTGCCAAATTCATTAAAAGTAATAATGCCAAAAAAGCTTTGCAAGAACTGCAAAACATGAGGCAAAATATGTATATGGTGAACAATGAAATTTCACCGAGGTACTTAGCTTTTGCAGCTCTTATTCATAGCATAGACGGTGAAGAAGTTAATGATTTGTCAGATGATGGACTTAAAAATATATTGGCCAGGCTTAAAGAAATAAAGCATTCAAAGATTATAGACTTTTTGACTTGGCTAAAAAAAAAAGTAACCACCGAACTTGAAATGTACTTTCCAGGAGATTTTGTAAATCCAAAGGAAAAAGATGCATACGATAAGTTAAAGCAAAGAACACTTCTTGTGTTGGACTCTATGATAAATGACACAGATAACTCTGAACAGATAGAAACTATAGATATGATAATGCTTAATATGCATTCTCCAAAATCATATATAGGAAGTGAGTCTGTTGAGATAAAATATGATAAGCAATTTGAAAGTACTTGTCTTTTGATAGCTCAAAAAACAAGCATGGATGCTAAAAAGATGACAGTACTTCAATTCTATAATGCTGTTGATAATATAAAACAGCAATTAGAAGCAGAAAGCAAGAGTGTTAAACGGCATAAAAGGAAATAATTATGGCTGAAGACGATAAGATAAAATATAGCGATATAATTGAGCCGGATGACTCGATTGAAAAGCTTGTCAAGCAACTTGGCGAGCTCAATCAGTCATACGAGACAATGGTAAATGCTATCAGGGCAGGTGCAGATAGGATTGTGCATTCTCTTAAATCTGCTAGTGGAGCTACAAGTGAAGGGCGTAAAGCTATTGATGAAGCAACAGCATCTACGTCAAGACTTGAAAGAGCTCAGAATGAGCTTAAATTAGCTTTATCTGATACAGGTAAACAGATTGCTTGGCTTAAAGCACAAACTTCAGATGCTAATAGAGCAACTGTAGAACAGCAGCGTTATATCCAGCAAGCTATATCTTCTTATGACCGCCTTAAGTCTGACCTAAAGCAAACAGTTGAGCTATATAAGTCTTTAACTGCGGCTGAAAGAGCAGATAGCGAAATGGGGCAACAGCTACTCAATAATATTCTTAATTTGAAAAATCAGATTAAGGCCCTTGATGACCAAATGAAGCCTCATATCCAAACTCTGTCTGAAGTAGAAAAGGCAGAGCAAAGATTAGCTTATTTACAGTCAGATGAAGGTAAAAGATTACTTGAGTTAAAAGCTAAAATTGCTGAGCTTACTTCTGCTAGAAAACAGCAGAAAGCTACAGTAGACCCATTAGCTCAGGCTCAAGAGAAACTTGCCTATGCCCAATCAGAAGAAAACAAGCAGCTTAAACTCTATTCAACCCAAATACGAGAAGCAAATCAGATTGCTCAATTACAGGCTACAATTGCTAATTCTGCAGAAGGTTCTTATAATAGACTTTCGGCTCAATATGCATTAAATAAAATACGACTTAATCAGATGTCTGCAGCTGAGAGAGAAGCTGCTGACTCTGGTAAAAAGCTTGAAGCTGAGACAAATGCAATTTATCAGCAAATGATAAAATTGCAAGAAGCAACAGGTAATTATAGATTGTCTGTAGGCCATTACCAAAAAACATGGGATGGCTTAGGTATTTCTATTTCTCAAGTAGTACGAGAATTACCTGCTGCAGCTGTATCACTTAATGCATTCTTCTTAGGTATATCAAACAATATACCTATGGTAGTTGATGAAATTAACAGACTAAGAAAGCAGAATGAATTATTGGCTGCTGAAGGAAAAGAGCAAATAAGTGTAACAAAGTCTGTTGTAAAATCACTATTTAGCTGGAATACTGCACTTGCTGTGCTACTTACCGTGTTTTCTATGTATGGTAAAGAAATTATCACATGGATTGATAAAACATTAGCAGGTAGAGACGCCGCAAAATCTTTTGAAGATGCATTAGAAGATTTAAACAGTGAATTAGGAAAAGGCTCAACTGGTGCGTACGGTCAGCAAATAGCTGTGCTAAGAAGGTTATCTGAAAATTGGAGAGATTTAGGGGATAACGTAAAAGCACAAACACAGTGGATTAAGGATAATGAAAAAGAGTTCAGTAAATTAGGCATCACCATTGATAGTATAAATGACGCCAATAATGCTTTTGTAGATAATACTGAATCTGTAGTGGCCGCATATAAAGCAAGAGCTAAAGCAGAAGCTGCGCTGAATGTTGTGTCCCAGCAATACCAAAAACTATTAGTTGCAGAAAATAAAGCCGAACTTGAAAAAGTGCGTGAGTACGGCTTTTTCGACAAAACTATAAATTACTTTAAAGCTTTATGGGGTGGCATTTCTGGGCCAGACTCCGATTTGTCACTTGGGACTAGATTAAAAAAGCAAAGGCAGAGAAATGTAGAAAGTTTACAAAAAGATGCAGATGCTCTTGAAAAAGAAGTTGAAAGCTATTTCAACGTATGGAAATTTTATGAAGACCAAGCAGATGCTCTATTTAAAGAAATTGGCTTAGAAGAATCTCACAAAAAAGATAAAAGAGGTCGTACACCAAGAGACGCTGATGACCGCCTAAATAACCTGGCATTAGCAGCCGAAAAAGCATATCAAAAGAGCCGTACAGAGATTGAGAGGGATGAAAATAAGAAGCGCAGAGCTGAAGCCTTTGCATCATTCAATCAAGAAATAGCTGATTTAAACGATAAATATTCTAGAATCCAAAAAATACTGAATGGTCAAGACGAAAAATATAAAAAGCTTACAGAAAGCCAAAAAGAAACAGCTATCAAAGCACTAGATGATATAGAAAATGCTATAAAGAACAAGCAAAAAGGCTTAACTCTAAGTCTAGATTTGCTCAATATAGATGTAGAAATACAAAAAGCTGAACAGCTATTAGAGTTGTTAGAATTAGAAGGTGAAGTATCAAAAAAAGGTTCTTATGAGGAACTCAGCAATTCATTAAAGCGATTAGATGTAGAAAGACAAATAGCATTACTTAAGAATGCTCAGTTACCAGAAGCTAAAAGACAACCTACAAGCGCTATAAATGCATCTTTTGATAAACAAAAGGCTATTACTGTTGGTAGTTTTAATATGTCAAGCTTCGATGAGCAACAAGCTCTTGATGAAGCTGTATTTAATGAAGTTAAGCGCAGCGAAACTGAGATAACCCGATTTAAGCTTGAACAAGAAAAAGCTAGATGGCAAGAACAAATACGTTTAGCAGAAGCTGGTGGACTAGATTGGAGTCAAGCTCAGATTGATGCCGCAAAAGCCACTGTTAAAGGTATAGACCGTGAACTGTCAGAACTTGATGATTTTATTAAGAATATTGGCAAAAAAGGTTTAGGCGGTACTTTGCTTGAGAAACTTGGCTTTGATGATGACCAGATTGATGCCCTAAAAGATGCTGTAAATATAGTAATAGAACAGCTTCAATCCATTATGGATGCCGAAGTTGAATTAGCTGAACAGGCTGTAGAAGCAGCTGAAGCTCGAGTAGAGGCCGCACAAAAAGCTTATGATGCCGAGGTTGAGGCTCGCAATAACGGCTATGCTAATAACGTAGCTACTGCTAAAAAAGAATTAGAGCAAGAAAAGAAAAATCAGCAAGAAAAACAAAAAATGCTGCAGGCAGCCCAAAAACGTCAAGAAGCAATGAACACTGTTACTCAGGCATCTTCGCTTGTCACAGCATCTGCTAATTTGTGGAGTTCATTCTCTTCAATTCCTATTGTCGGCCCAGCTCTCGCATTAGCTGCTATTGCCACGATGTGGACTTCATTTGCAGTAGCCAAAATTAAAGCTAAGCAGGTAACCGCAAGTCAATCAGAAGAATATGGTGAAGGTGGTCTTGAGTTCTTGGAAGGAGGTTCTCACGCATCAGGTAATGACATCGATTTGGGTGTAGAGAATAAAAAGAAGCGTCGTATGAAAGCTGAAGGTGGTGAGGCTCTTGCTATCATTAATAAGCAAAGAACAAGAAAATATCGTAAGATACTACCAGATGTAATAGATAGCTTCAACAAAGGAACATTCGAAGATAAGTATTTAAATGCATTTGGTAATTCTGATAAGCTAAATATTTCTCTTAATTCTAATAATAATATGGACCTCTCTAAAATTGAGGATGACGTACGAAGCATTAGAAAGCAGAATGAAACAAGGTATTATACTATGCCAGATGGAACTGTTATAATGCAACATAGAAATGTTAAACGCATAATTAAAAACTAAAAGATATGATACCTCCGAAATATAAATTCTATATATCAAAGAATAACGGTGATAAAGTAGAAGTAAGACTTCATTACAAAGAGCTTAATAAGAAATACGCAAAAGAAAGTGGTCAAGAATTTTTCCGCATTTCGTTAGATGGAAAAATAAACTTATTTGGTAGTGATTATGAAATAATAAACCAATCAAGCATAGAAGACCAACTTATTTTTATAGTAGATAAATATAATAATACTTCCAAAAAATGGGTTGAATATTACAGAGGCGAATTTAGTAAGACTGATTGTAAATTTGACCATGATAAGAAGAAATGTGAACTTAAAACTACAGCTGTAGATGGATATACTGAGGTTATGAACAAGTATGAAAATACTTATGACCTTATAAAGCTTGCTCCTGAAATATCTAAAATAAACCTGCATAAGCGCTCACTCATGCAAGTTTATGTCCGTGGTGCCAATTCTATAACTAATTTCTTCGGTGGTACCTATTGGGAAGATGATGTGAATGAAAGTATAGATGACAATGCTGCGCTTATAAATAACTTCTATTTTTCCTATATAAAATCTGGTAATGAATTTTACATAGAAAATTCTAACAAAGCAGGTGTTAATGGCGTATATGCCGGAACTAATGGTTATTATAGCAACTGGAATGGCTATACTTGCTATTTAGAGAAAAATCCTGATGCTCGACCACCATTTACAGATGTAAGCTACTTTATTATGATAAAAAGAAATTCAGATAATAAAGTACTATATAAATCTGAAACAGCTGTTAATATCGATGATGAAACGCTGTTTTCAGAAGACCGAGATTACACTAATGATAAACACTTAAGATATACCTCTAAACTAATAGATGTGGAAAATGCTAAAAACTCATGTACTATAAGTAATTTGTTTACATATAGAATATATAGGCGCTTACTTTGTGATGTAGATACTGTAGAAGACTCAGAAGGTGTTAAAAATACCTATAATTTACCATCAGATGATTTTGTCACTGATAATAGAAACTATAAAAAATGTATTGGCTTAAAAGGAGGTTTATTCTTTTGTACTTCTAGAGCAGTAGATGAGCCAACAAAATATGGTCTAAATGATTACGGACAGTATTTTACTAACCAGTTTATTTCTAGTAGTACAGGTTTAGGAAGACCTTTACCTATTAGCAAAAATTCATGGGCGAATGCATCTTTGTGGTATGTATATGACAGCTTTTATGAATACTGGGAAGAAAAGTTAAGAAAGCAATATACATTAAAGGACAGTTACTCCATAGGCGCAGCCATAAAGGCTATTCTCAAGAAAATAGACCCTACATTATCACATGAGCCAACTGCAGAATATAGCCAATTTTTATATGGCACAACTAATCCACTAGGATTAGCAAGATTTTATGTGTATATTACACAAAAAACCAATATATTAAAAGGTGATTATGACCAGCCTGCTCAGAAAGCTGAAACTTCACTCGAAGAGCTTATGAAAATGCTGCGCGACTGTTTTAGATGCTATTGGTATATAGAAGATAATAAATTTAAAATTGAGCACATATATTTCTTCATGAATGGCGGTAGTTATTCTGGCAAATCAAATTATCAGCTTGATTTTACAAAGCTCACAGACCAGTTTAATAAAAAACTATCGTCTTATTTTCAATCTGAAATAGAATATGATAAGTCAGACTTAAATCAGCGATACGAATTTGCCTGGATGGATGACGTAACAGACTTGTTTGGCGGTAATACTATTGATGTTAAATCTAACTATATTCAAAAAGATAAAACAGAAGAAATAAATATAGGTCAGTTTTCATCTGATGTAGACTATATGCTATTCAATCCTTCAAATTTTTCTGAAGATGGTTTTGCTCTATTATGCCCAGTTAAAAATGGTTCTACTCTCGAATTGCCAATAATAACAGTAAATGGCCTTGTCGATGAAAACAAAGACATTTATACTGCTGTAGCTCAGAATTGGTATGCCTCATGGATATATTTGCAGAATTTTTATTTATGGGATATGCCAGCCTATAGCATAGAGTCTAATGTGCTTGGAGATTTATATGCGAATGGTGTAAAAATGTGTATGAAGCATACTATAGAATTTCCTACTGAAGAAGATTTGGATGAACTTGAATTGATTAAAACCACTATAGGAAATGGCAAAATAGATGAGATTTCTGTCAATGTAAATACTCGCCATGCTAAAGTAAGATTACTTTATGTGCCTCAATAAAGCTGTGTGTTAAAAATTATTAAGAAATTTTCTTATATAGATTTTTATTTGTAAATTAGCAACATGAAGTTAGTGAATAATAACATATCGCCATTGCCTTTTTACGATAATCTTGCACTGCAAAATCATCGTAAAGATTATGCTTTTGGCCAGGTTTATCCGCTAATAACCTATAAGAATATGTTATTGCCTTTTCAAGTAGTTCTTGCCAGTGGGACAGCTATAAACTGGGTGAGATTATATAATTTCAATACAGGAGCATATACCACCATAACAGCAAGTATGAAAGAAAATGGTCTGGCTATTAAGTCATATACTGGCTTCAAACTTCTTAAATATCCCGGTATTCTTCCTATAGTTGAAATAAAGCATGAAGGTTTATATTATCTAGCTATTTCAATATCAGGCTTAGGAACAATATACTCTGATATTTTTACAGTATGCAATAAGGTAGACGATTATCTGCTTCTTGAGTATTACAACTCATATAACTTTGAGCTTAAAAATGGTATAGTAGATTTTTCTGACAATTTCAAATTTAGGTGCTACTTGAATACACAAATCGGTAAACCTGAATATGACTTTGAGGAAGAAGCCACAGAGCGAATGGGTTATACTTTTATTGAAAGCCAAGTAAGCAAAAAAATTTATAAGTTTACGTTTGTTGCTCCAGAATACCTATGTGATGCTCTTAGAATTGTAAGGCTGTGCGAAAGCAAACAAATTACAAGTAAATTGCAGACTTATGATTTGACAACATTTAGTATGGAGCCTGAATGGGAAGACCAAGGAGATTTAGCTGCAGTCGAGTGTGAATTTGAAACTGATACTGTCATAGCTAATATAGGCGGATATGTTCCTAGTTTATCTGGAGGAGATTTCAATGATGATTTTAATAATGATTTTGATATAGAATAATTATGGCAAATTGGAGTGATTTAAAAGCCACTGTTGCAGAGGTTATAAAAACCAACGGCAACCAAGAAATAACCGGGCAGATATTGCAAAATGTACTTAATAATATAGTAAGTTCTGTAGGAGAAAATTCTACATTTGCTGGAATTGCTACTCCTGCTACTAATCCCGGCGCGCCAGATGGTAATGTATTCTATTTAGCCGTAGCACCTGGAGTGTATTCTAATTTTGGAGGAATGCAGATTGTGGATGGAGAAGCAGTTATTTTGGAATGGCGTGGTAGCTGGGTAAAGAAAACAACAGGATTTGCAACGCAGCAGAAAGCAGACAAAATATATTATCATTCAATATATGAAGATGATTCAATTCGTTCACAGGAAAAAAGGAGAATAAATA